GCGTTAATGGTTGTCATGTGATGTACTCTCTAAAAACAAATGGCGCATCCCATTGCACAAATGCGCCGTTGGTCATTGGGTTTAAAGTATATGTCGGACACGCTTCTGCAACAACTGTAAACGTGCATTGATTGCCAATAAAAACAGTTGTGCCTGATGATGGCGTACCAATTAAAGGTCGGTGAATAGTTACGGATGAACCGGCAGAATCAGCCGTTATTTTGTACGTGTATCCACTAATCATAATAAAATCACCGGCTTTAAACGTGCCGTTAGATGTCAACGCAAGCGTTTGAGTATTAGCCGTTGGTGCGCCGTTAAGCGTTGCCGCCGTAGCCGTTCCTTGCATTGACGTAAACCAAGACAAATTGGAACTGGTCATCACAATGGTTTCTGATAACTGCCTATCTTTATTGTCAATCGCTTGAATGATTGCACGCACTTGCGGATAGTACAAATACGCATGAGGTTGGATAGTAAACACCCAAGGCACAGCCGTTAGGTATTGCGCGACAGTGATAAACCCCGACCGCGCAACTTGTTGACCAACCACGCGACGATTGTTTACCGTCATGGATTGCTGTATCTCAAAAATGGTTTGAAAACTCATGCTCGACCTCGATTCACTGCCAATGATTTTCCTGCGTATTGATTTGCCGCCCATACCGCATTAGGGCTTGACAGCAATCTGTCCTCAAACGATTTGGTGTCTATTGCGTTAATGTAATTGTTGGTTACGTTTGTTGTGCCGCCCATACCGCTTAACGCATGGTTTGGAATAATATTTCCCGCTGTGCGTGGCACAAACAATTCGGGTCCACGTTCACCCACAATGCTTGCTTGACCCACCGCAGGAGAACCACCATCAGCATATCCGGGAACGCCTGTCATTGCCGCTGGCTGATACGGGTTTGCATTCATACCAAACATTGCGCCAAACATCGAACTTAGAAAGTTAGAAGCCGCGGCCTTCATCTGTATCGCTATCATGTCTTGGATAATGCTTTTTGCTAAATCTTTAAAACCTAATTTGCCTGTTTTAACAAATTTATCAATTGCGGATTCCATATTGCCCATGACTGATTCAAAAGTTTTTGCGCCAATTTCCAACTCCGTAGGTAGGTCACGCAAAAATGCCTTCATTGACTTGGTAAAGCCTTCCTCAAACGTGCCTTTGCGTTGCGCTAACCCTGCGTTGTATTGCGCTTGTGTGTACCTTATCGTTGCCTCTGTCAAAGCATTTTGTTGCTCAATCAGGTAGTCCTTTGCCTCTTTTTCCAAATTATTGTTGGCCTGAATCTCTTTAATATTTTCCAGCCTGTTTTGGTCTAGCAAATATAAGTCCTTGGACAACTGTATTTCCTCGGCACGCATGCCTTGCATTTGTTGTTCAATTTGAAATACACCGTTTTTTACTCTTAAGGAATGTTCTTCATTTTCAATACGTTTTAACGAATCTGTAAACGCACTATTTTCTTTGCCAGCAATGTCCAGTAAGATTTTGTCAAGGCGTTGCAGTTCGTTAAAGTATTTTTCTAACGCCCTCAATCTTTCTCGTTCGGCCTTTTCTGCTAATCTCTGCGCCTCTTTTGCCGCGGCTTCGGCTTTTCTTTGCCTTTCCTTTTCCTCGGCATCTGTTACAGGTCTTCCGGGACTAGCAGGTTTTTTTGTATTATCTGTGCGACGTTCATCAACACCAGTGCGCCCGTAACTTACGCCCATTACTTGCGCTTGATAAAAATCTAAGTTATCGCGTTGCGCTTTTACCGATGCGTTATACCTAGCGTTTTCTGCAATAGCGGCATCAACGCCTTTGGTTATTAAAATTTTTGCGTTAGTGTAAGTGTGCGCAATTTCATCAAATATTGCTTTAAAAAAATAAAATACTTCAGACCCAAGAACGGTCACTGTTTGAAATACAGTTTTAAAAATAGCACTAAGCGAAATACCATGGTCGCCTAGCGTTTTCATGTAATCGACAGTTGACTTTAGGATTGGTCCTAACTCCGTAGCCAAAACCAACATCACATCGCGTGACGTTTGCGCCAACAAATCATAAGTATCTGCGGCGGCTTTAATTGCTTTTTCTTGCGCTTCAATAATAGGATTGGCTTCCGACATCCTTTGCGCAAAACCAACCATGTCCACGCCTTTAGCGGCCTTGGAGAATACCTCCATTTGTTGCGCACTACGTGTAATTGGGTCTTCAACCTTGGCTAAGTTGGCAACCAGTTTGTTTAACAACTCCTCTTGCGAAAGTTTGCCCAAGTCCTGCAAACTAATACCTAAAGATTTAGCAGTTTTTTGCGCCTTTTCTGAACCGCCTGCGGCTTCGTCAATAAACTTAGCAAACGCCGATAACATCTTGCCCGCGTTATCGGCTTTGCCGCCAGAGTTAGCCAGTGCGTTGGACAACTGTAATACTGTGCCAATCGCTACCTCATTGGCTTCGGCTACATCGGCTAATTCATCCGCATAACGAACAGCGGCAACACTTGCGGCTAATAGTGCGGTTGCACCAATTTTGCCAAACTTTTCTGCCGCTACACTAAACTGTTCAAGTTTTTTGCCAGCCGCATCCAAGCCACGGCTAAACTCCGCAGAATCTAAGCCTAGAACAACGCCAAGGCGGGCAATCATATTAGCCATGTTTTACCTCAAACAATTTTTTATCAAACCCCTGCGCCTGTGTCATAAACATTAAAAGGCTATCGTTAACAGCCGCTTGTTTAGTGCTCTCAGGCAACGGTGGATAGATGTAATCATACGCACTCCCGAGGACGTTGGCTAGTTTATAAGGCGGTGAATTTGCAGGTCGCATATAGTTAAACACCCCGTTTGTCAGGGTCGCTATTTGCGTCAGCACGCCATAATTTCCAACCAAGCCATCGGCATACATCGTCTGTATGTGCGCCATGGTTACGTCATCAATGTCTTGTATTGTCTCTAAGGTATGCCCGTTAAAAATCATTGCCGCTTGACACTGGCTTTTTAACGAGCGTATTAGTTTCCCCGCGCTTCCCTATAACTTGGGCTAATCACTTCGCCAATTTTTTCCACTATTTGCATCTGCACAGATATAGGAAACTCTTGCTCAATATCGTCATAGGTTAAATCATCAAGGCTTGCGCCCTCTAGTTCAGGAACAAGCAGTTTAAAAAACTCGGTAATACGAGCCTCTGTAATAGCCTTGTTTTTAGCCGCCTCTCGCATTGAGCGACCCTCAACCAAAATATCGTTATCAGTGAATTGAAAATTCTCGGCCTGTGTAGCCTCAAACTGTCTTAACGAAGCGGTAATCTGCACGTAAATTTTTTCTATGGTTTCGTCATCAGGGTCGGATACTTTTTTGTATATTGCCTCTGATTCCGCTACCAATGGAATACGCACCTTAAATGTATGACCGCCTAATTCAAACGTGCGAATTAAAAGGTTTTTTCTATTGGCTTGGTACTTGTCACCAAACGCACTTGCGAATTTTGTCATTTTTGTTTTGCCTTATATTGTAATAACCGCCTACCAATAATTTCACCAAGCCTTTTGGCGGTCTGTTGGGCTTGGCCTTCCATTGCAGTTCGTAAAAAAGGATGTGCGGCATTGTGTGCAGAACCAAACTCTTGCGCTATTGCCCGAGCATCGCTTTTAATGCCTTGAAATTTATGTGCACGATACGCGCCTACGTGTGCATCACCTTCCATTGCGGCAAGACGCCTTTTGGCTTTTAGCAAACCTTTACCCTCACTCATTTTGGCTAGTTTTTCACCCGATGCCGTGGTAACTGACGCAATGACAGTATCAGTTTCGGTTATATATTTAGACCGCTTATCACGTCTTGTAGGGCGTCGCGCCTCAATTTGCAGGGATAACTTAAGACCACCTGTATTTACGGGCACACGTGAAAGAGCCTCATTTAGTACAGGTTGCATTGCTTCGCGTACTGATGGCACTAAAATTTTACTTGTGGCTTTTTTGTCGCCAATTTGGTCTGCCAAATCATTAAACGCGGCAAGCACATCCTTCAATCCAACGATGTTGAAAGATGCTCGCATGGTTTATCCCGCCTTAATAATTTTATGAAATATAAGGTGATTGACTTGCAGTGCGTAATCTACGACTTCATCGGGTGTCATTTTGTCCGCATGATGTTGTGCAATTTGATGCGCAAGCGTTACCGCTGTCATGCGTTGTTGAGAAAAGCCAAACCAATCTTTGCGAGATTCGGCTTGGCTTACTAGGAAACCCAATAAATCGTTACTGTCTTTTATTGTCGTAGTCATGTTTTATTCTTTTATTTTTTTGGTTGGTGCATACGGAAAGTATGATGCCAAAAACTGTAATGCAGTTTGTTGTTCAGACCCTGC